TACCTGCAACCAATAGTATTACAGCTGCTATGGTTGGTAATGATTTGATATCTGGTAAAGATGCATTAGCTGCTGCACCAGCAGATACGGATGAATTACTACTTTCAGATGCGGGAACTTTAAAAAGAATAGATTATTCTCATGTTAAAAGTATTAAACAAATTGTTAATGGAAATTTTGGAACTGAACAAAATATATCAAACACCAGTTATGCTGATAGTGCTATAACTCTTAATATAACTCCATCGTCAACTTCGCATAAAGTGTTGGTTATAGTTGCACCTAATACTGATGGTTATGTAAATTTAAGTGACCATAGACAATTTTATTTAAGATTAAATAGAGGTTCAACTGTATTAATGTATAAACAAATTCAAATAGGTGGAGAAAAAAATCCTACTAATAATTATGTATATGGTTCTATTGATGGAACTATGGTTTATCTAGACTCACCCTCTAGCACCAGCCAAATTACATATACAGTAGCAGCTAAAGTTAGTAATACAGCAAATAATTGTAATGTAAGATTTAATGGAACCAGCTCTGCTGGCCATAGTACAATGACTTTATTAGAGGTAGATTAATGATAAATGTAACTGAAGCAATAAAAGCAATAAATTCAAATGCTAAATATTCAATAACAGGAAGTGATATAGACACTTGCGAAATAGAATGGATTGATACAACAGCAATTTCTAAATCAGATATAAAAGCAAAAATGGCAGAATTAAAAACTGCTTATGATAATAATAAATATCAAAGAGATAGAGCAGCAGAATATCCTAGTATAAAAGACCAGCTCGATGACATATACCACAATGGTGTAGATGGCTGGAAAACTACTATTAAAGCAGTTAAAGATAAATATCCAAAGGAGTAACCCATGGCACTCTCTAAGGTAAACTTTAATAGCATAAATGTAACGCCTTCAGCAAGCAAGGCGATTAAATTTAATTCAAGCAACAATGGTCTAGAGACAGGGGATATTGGTGGAAGTTTGGTGTTAATATCTACACAGACTGCATCAAGTTCATCTACAATAGATTTTACTTCAGGGATAGATTCTACTTATAAAGAATATATATTTAAGTTTTATAATATACACCCAAATAGTTCAGATGATTATTTTAAATTTCAAGGAGATACAGGCACAAATACAAATTACAATCAAACAATAACATCTACTTTTTTTAGAACAACACATAATGAGCCTGATAGTTTTACTGATTTGGTATACAGAACAGGTCAAGATCAAGCACAAGGTACATCATTCCAAGATTTAGCAGATGGAGTTGATAATGATGCTGATGGTTCTATGTCAGGCACTTTACATTTATTTAATCCCGCTGATACGACTTTTGCCAAACATTTTATTTCTACACAACAATTTATGGCTAGTGATGGCTCAAGGACAACATTTGTAGCTGGTTATTTTAACACTACAAATGCAATAACAAGAATAAGATTTAAATTTGCAAGTGCAAATATAGATAGTGGAACAATCAAAATGTATGGAGTATCATAGTGGCCCTTACAAAATTTAATTACAATAGTTTTGATATAACAACTGCAGCTAGCAAAGGTATTGCATTTAATTCTAGTGCTAATGGTTTTGAAACTTCTAGTGGAGGCAGTATGGTTTTAATTAAAACTTTAACTGCTAGTTCTAGTTCTACACTGTCATTTGTAGATGGAAGTAGTGATGTAGTTTTAGATAATACATATCCTGTTTATTTATTTAAGTTTATAGGTATTCACCCAGGTACTGACAATCAAAATTTTAAAGTTAATTTTAGTATAGATAGTGGTAGTAATTATAATGTAGCAAAAACTACTACGCATTTTTATGCTTCTCATGCTGAAGATGATAGTGAAGCACAAATTGCATATGATACTGGTAGAGATATGGGTCAAGGTACAGGAGATGCTCATGTTTCAAATGAAGTAGGTAGTGGAAATGATGAAAGTTTATGTGGAACAATGTATTTATTTAACCCATCAAGTACAACTTTTGTAAAACATTTTATATCAGAAGCACAATTTTATCATGGTGGAAATTTATCTATAACAAGTTATTTAGCTGGGTATGCAAATACTACAAGTGCTATTGATGGTGTTCTTTTTAAAATGCAAACAGGCAATATAGACGCTGGAACAATAAAACTCTACGGACTAAAGGATAGTTAATGGCACTCAATAAATTAAAATTTAATAGTTTAAATGTAACACCAACAGCAGGTAAGACAGTTGGATTTAATTCTAGTGCTAATGGATTAGAGGCTACTCTTAGTGGTGGTTCTATGACTTTTATTAAAAAACTTACTGCTAGTTCTAGTTCTACTTTATCTTTTGTAGATGGGTCTAGCGATGTAGTATTAGATTCTACATATAAAGAGTATGTGTTTATATTTAAGGATATTCATCACTCAGAAGCTGATAGAAATTTTAGTTTTAATCTTAGTACCGACAGTGGTAGTAATTATAATGTTGCTAAAACTACTACGCATTTTAGAACATATTCAAATGAAGATGGTGGTGGTAATACTTTAGAATATCGTACAGGAAGTGATTTAGCACAAGGAACTGGAGTACAATCTATACTTAGAGGTATTAAAGGTGATAATGATGCATCAGGTGCTGGTTATATGCATTTATTTAATCCTTCATCAACTACATTTGTAAAACATTTTATAGCTGTAGGAACTTACATGCAGGACAATACTTTATCAGAAACTTTTTATACAGCAGGATATGGTAATACCACGTCTGCTGTAGACGCTATACAGTTTTCAGTAAACTCTGGCAACATAGATGCAGGAACAATAACATTATACGGAATTAATTAAGGAGAAACAATGTACATAGGAAAAACACCCACTGTGGGA